CTAATGCTTTACCTATAAGAAGAGTCTTCAAAATGTCTGTGCCAGCACCAACTACGCTACCTACTACTCCTGCAGCACCTGCTCCAGCAGTTCCAGTTCCTTGTAGGAACCCTTTAGCGCTTCCCAAAGTTCCAGCGAACTTTGCAAGTGCAGGGTTTACAACATTAGTGATTAAATCCGCAGCTTTTTGGAACCCGTCAAGCATAGGTTGCTCATAGGTCTGCATCAACTGTGCTTGAGAGGCATTCATTTGGTATTGAGCGTTTAGTGGGTTAGCAGGATTTGCTTTTGCTCCAGCTAAATTTCCGCTTTTACCTTGAGCAAATTGCCCGAACTGATATTGGAACATAGCAATTTCGTCTGCAGAATAACCCATTTGGGATAGTTGGGATGCCAACACTTGCTGAAAATTTTGGTTAACACTTGCTTGAGTAATTCTTTTTCCGTTTATTAAGGACATCCCATTAGCGTTAGGCATTAAACGGTTATAGAGCTGTTTTGCAATATCTACTTGAGGTAGCGGGTTACCATTTGCGTCTAGGTTTCTAATTCCTATGCTAGCCATACTTGCACCCATAGAACCTGAATACAGTCCTCCAATAGCTGCAGCAGCTGAGGTGTTGCTCATGTTCATAGTTAGAGCGGCACCACCTACTTCTTGCAGTGCCTGCCTGTAGGCAGAGGTACCTGGAGTGAAGTACATTCCATTGACGAGAACAGCGGCAGTTTGAGCGCCACTAAGGGGGCTAGACATTCCCATGCCCATGTTTTGTCGGGTCATGCTGGAAAGAGCTTGACGACTAATGTTGCCAAAAATTGATGCACCGTAATACCCAGCAGCGTTAGACACAACATCCCCAAGACTTGGGGCCATTGCCATAACTCCGCCAGCTACTCCAAGAGCTCCACTTAGAGCCGAAGCTCCAATTTGAAGACCCATAAGGCCACGGCTAGATTGCATCCATGGCATAACATTGCCACCACCAAGTGAGGGCATACCAAATGTGGCATGGTCAGTCCCTAAAGTAGGTTGTCCTGGACCATAACCGTTATTGTTTGTACCACTACTTGGCCTTATTGCTTTAGAGACATCTCTAAAACTACCTGCTGCTTCTGAACTAACTTTCTGTAGGGCAGGACCTATCGAATCAATCTCTTTCTTGAGGTCTTTAACGGCAGCAGTTAGCGAAACAACTTGGTCAACTATCTTGTTAGCCATTGCCAGTCCTTCCGTAACGTGCCTTTCCTAGGTTTAGCCAGTTTGTTCGTTCTCTCTTTGACATTTCTTTAATCTCATCGAGAGTAAATCCTTTATACATATCCGAAATAGCTGCCCATTCAGCAAACATCTCCAGATATGAACTTAAATTAAAATTGAAATAACGTGCCCAAGTTAATGGGAACGTGTACCTCACTTCCGCAGTCAGGGCATTCAACTGTGGTGTCTTCAAAGACAGGGCCAGGAACTCGTTTGTTTAACTCATCGAGAACCTTCCTTCGGTCTGTGACACTTAAGAGCTGCACCTGGTTCTTGTTGTAGACAGGGACATCATTTATCCTCTTAACAGTTGTCTCAAGAAGAATAGTGTTCAATTCTGCAGCGCTCTTATCCGCATTGGCAATCATCTCCTTTTGAGAAACGCCAGTTGGAAGATGCACAGTAATTTCTCCTACTTTTCCAGAAACAGTAAACACTCTGTCGTTTATAGGGTCTGATAAAACCTTTGACTTTATATCTGTATCTAGGTCTACAGCAATAGTCTTGAAGTCTTCGCAACCTGAACAATAGGAAGCAATTTCTGGGTGTGAACCAAAGGTAGCTTTCAGAATACCTACCAAAAGAGAGTCTCGGTCACCTGCTAACAGTTGGTCCAACATACTCTCAGTTACAAGTTCATTTCCAATACTTACTGTTCCACGTTGCAAGATGACCATTAGGGCTTTACCAAAACTATTTACTTTTGAAATAGCCTCTTCATCCTTACCGTTTAATTCTCTGACTTCAGCTTCTCGGATTACCTCCCCAGCGGTTGTTATGTAACCGCCAGGAAGGAAAACCGTTGTATCTGAAGGAGCCGTAATATCAGGAGCAACAAACTCTTGCTCCTGTGGTTGCATCGCTTTTTGTGCCAAGTCATTTGCCAATGCGGGGTTAGCCGCTGCACTGATTGTTTTCGTCATTTTAGTCCTTTGTTAGTTAAGTATTACGCTGTGAAGATAGCTGCTGAAGTTATCGTTCCTGTGTTATCAACTGAAGCCCAGTTAACGTCAAAGCCTTCGTGAACGAGAGCCATTTGCTCAACGAGCAAAGCGTCATCACCAGCATTGAGGTCAGAGTAGGCTACAGAAGTAGGCCAGCAGTTGTACACGTTAAAACGCATAGCGACTACGTCGCTTCCAGAAGCTGTTTGTGCTGGGTTGTTAGTGTCACCCACAGCATTTGCACCGCTTGGGATTGGATGAGCAAGAACTTGGATTTCAACATCGCAACGGAAGTTCTCAGAAACTCCGCGAGTTGTTCCGCCACCTTGTACAGTTGCGAACAAGTTCTTCATCCAGTTCATGTTCTCTGGGCTTCCCAAGAGAACACCACGTTGCAAAGTCAGAGGAGCAAAAGTTGTTTGCCCAGGAATCTGGTGAACAGTGGTGTTGTATCCGCCTTCACGGTAAGGGATTGAAGCTGTTGTAACAGACAGCCCCGATACAGAGGTGAACCCAAATGTAACTGAAGAGAGAGCCTTTAGAGCAGCACTCCCGTTAGCAAGGGGCTTAAACGTAACCAGGAACCTAAAGTTACGTAATGGGTCAGTGATTAGACTGGACCGATTGTTTGTTATTGTTGCCATTAGTTATATCTCCTTCAGATTAACTTAGGGTTGACTGAGAAAGGTTAATGACGACGAACTCTGCAGGGTACTGAAGAGCTACACCGACTTGAATATGTACTTCACCATTAGCGATGGTTGTGTATGTGTTGTTGGTTGCATCACAGCGTACAAAGTAAGCCTGTGCTGCTGTAGCTCCACGAAGACCGCCTTGGTTACGGTACTCATTGAGAAACGAACCAATTACAGTGTTCAACTTTGACCACAACTTTTCGTCGTTATTTTCAAAGATGGCAAACTCGGTCAAGTTCTTGAGTTCACGCTCGATGTAGATAAGAGAGCGACGCATGTTTACGTACTTGTTTGCTGTACCATCTTGGAGGAGAGTACGAGCACCCATGACTGCAAAGCCAGCACCAGGAATCTGACGGATGGCATTTACAGGGTTAGAACCAGAGTTCAATGTGTCCAAATCTGCTGGAGCAAGAACTGATTCGAGTGCAACTACTCCCTTAAGAGCAGTTTGGATTCCAGCAGGAGCCTTGAAAGGACCTGTTTGGTTATCTGTTGCAAGATAAAGCCCAGCAACCGAACCAGAGCAACCGATGAGACGAAGAGCGCTGCTGCTACGTCCGACTGGGTCTGCAATGTAAGTATTTGGGTAGTAGAGAGCGGTGGTGCTGTATCCGCTCAAAGTCGTAGCCAAGGACTTAACATTAGTAACGGTCTGTCCTGTTGCTGCATCTGCAACTAGGAATCCACCATTAGCTGAAGCCCAAGAGCTTGCAGCTAAGAGCACATCTGTCTGAGCAAGAGTAGTTGTTCCATCAGTATCGATACCTGTTGGCAAAGACCAAAGTCCTGGAATGAAAAGAACAAGCGCACGGTTTGTTGCGTTCAGCTCATCAAACGGGCTAACATCGTCAGCCTTGTAGTTGATGTAGTCTGCGCAAGTAACTGTGAGCCCATCGTTACCACCTGTGAGTGGGTAGACTGCAGGAGTGATTGCACCTGAAGGTGAAGCTCCAATTGTCAACTTGATGTAAGAAGACAAAGAGTTAACTACTGAAACTCCGTAGCTTGTTGAGGTCGAGTCTGAGAAAACAAGATTCTCATAACGCTCAAGAAGAATATCGTTACTGACATCTGACGAAGTTCCAGCAACACCCTCACGATAGACAGTCAGTATGTAAGTTCCAGAGACAGTTCCAGCTTCAGAAGTTACCCGAAGGTTATTTCCGTCTGCACCTGCGTTAAGAGCAGTGACTGTAGCCACTACTGCGCTTGAAGACGTTACAAGAGAAACAGTCGCAGCAGAAGGTGAGTGGGTTGAATCGTAATGAAGAAGACGCTTTACATAGAGCTCGCGTCCACCATTTTGGAAGAATGCGCCAACTTCAAAAGTGGCTGGGAATGAGGCATTGTATCCACCGAAGATTTGAGTGAATTGATACCATGAGGTGACTAGGGTTACTGCTTCTGGTCCACCCTGGAATGGGGCGACAACAGCACCAGCAGCATTCGCTGTTCCACCTTGTGGTAGTGAAGGTGGCAGTAAGCGCTCACTTAAGTAAACGCCAGGACGTGCGTATGACATTGTTTCTCCTTAGATTGTAGGTAGGTGCCGTGTTATTCCGAAATAGTGAACGAGACTGGCGTGAACGTTCCACGACCAATAACTGGATTGTCAGTTGTGCCTGAGACATTGACCTCAAGCGCTTTGTATAGTTCGTTGTATGTTTCCGCAGCAATCTCACTTGAGACGCGAACGGTAAAGGCGTTTACGAATAAACGCTTTCCTGCCTCTGTTATGTCTCTTTTTGAGACGTCCAGAAGATTAAGGCGACGCACTGTGTTGTCGTCGGGCTCTAGTACAGCGAATCGAAAAGGAATCTTTGCATAGAGTATTGTTGCCAGAATCTCACGGTCATGACGTGGCTGACGTGAGTAGGTTGTAATCTGATAGTCAATATTGACGGGGATAGGGTAATGAATTTCCCAGCTGTTAGTGTCAGGGTTATATGTTGCGCCACTATCCGCCATAGTCTCTGGGTCAGGAAGATAGATAGGCTTAACTAAACCGCGATGCGCACGAGAGAAGTCTTCGTTTATATCAATCATGTCAATGGTGATATAGGGGTACTTTTGTTCACGCAGTTCCTGGTCAGGTTGACCAAAGAAAACCCCAACGTTACGAGTAGCTGTGCCTGTTGAGTCTGATTTTTGGTCAGTTACAGTCATACCTAAAAGAAGTTCACGAATAGCTTTATCTTCCGAAAGAAGAAATGTCATAGCTCACCTACATGCTCTGATAGACGACCAAGGAGGAATTCATTGGCTTGGCCCATCTGGTTATTCACTCGGCGAATTGCAGCAGTAGGTTGACGACCTGGAGTTCCGTACTCCCAATCCAAAGCCTCAGAGTGCAGAGACTCATCGACGACTGTGTTAAAGCCGTCATTGTCATGGGTAACGCGAAGATTGTTCACTAAGTGGTCAGGCCAACCAGCAGTACGAGCTTCTTCCTGCACATGGGCAGTCATGTAGTGGGTAGTTTCTTGGGTAGCTTTATGAAGGGCTTTTTGAATTTGGCTTAGTTGCTTCACTTCTTCTTTTTCGCTTTCGACGCAACTTTTCCACCAACATATCCTGCGATGAGAGCTGCGACGATGTTCTTATCTTCTTTTGGACGAAACCCAAACACACCGCGCATAAATTCATCGCGTTCGGTTTGAGTGTCCAACTCCGTGATGCGGATGTACCAAGGTACATGAGCCATTAAAGTCCCCTTTTCATCGCAAGCAGTGGGTCCTGCACGGGCTCGCAGCGAGTTACCGTTAAGGTAATGATAAAGAACTTAAGGGATTTCGGAAGGGTTAACTTCGATAACTTTGTTTTCCCAGTCTTTGTTTTGATACGTCTTTAGCCTATGGCAGTTTGCACATAGAGTTTTTAGATTATCCAAGGAATTGTTGTTTTTGTTGCCGTCTATGTGGTCTACATCTAGTTGGCATTCATGCTCAGGCACAAAGCCGCACCTTTCGCAAACTTCTTTCCTGTGCTTTAGCCAAGGACTGCGTTGCGCCCATTTAGCCTTAGCACAACCCCACCTGTTTACGCCTTTAGTTTTTATTTTTACTGGGCCACAGTTAGAGCAGATTCCAGTTCTTGAGTCCGTGTTAATGTCAGAAAGAAGATGAATGTGTTTTCCCATGTAATAAGTATAAACAAAAGGCCCCCTAATTGGGGGGCCAATTGCTTTATTACTTACTTAGACTTTTTTATCTTTGCGGCTAGAGCCTTATCCATCTTGGCATCTTCTTTAGCTGATGGCTTCTTAGCATCCATCTTCTTATCGGCCTTTTCAAA